AATATAAAGGTTAATAGTTAGGAGTTAATAATGAAAAAAGAAGAACTTATACGAGTTATAGACAAAATAGTTGAACGAAAAGTTCAACAACAAATCACAAAACTTAAAGAGGAAATATTTATAGATAAGGAAAAGCCTTTAAGTGTTGAGTCTATACAAGAAGAGTTTGTTCGGAAACCAAAAGTTAAAAAGAAGAAAATACACTACACCAAAAACGAATCTTTAAATAAAATTTTAAATGAAACTAAAGGTGGAATACAAGGTGGTCATGAACCATATCCAACAATGGGTGGTGGAACATTTGACACTTCAAGAATGGCTGATATGTTGGGTTATGGTGGTTCAGATGAAAAGAAAAGAGAAGTCGGAGCCGTACAAACTATGCAGAAAGCTGGTGTAAATGTAGACCAAGTTCCAGACCATGTTACAAGTGCTTTAACAAAAGATTATAGTAAACTAATGAAAGCTATAGATAAGAAAAAAGGAAAATAATAAATGGGTGCATTAGAAAATGATTTAAATCCAGATGTTTCGATTGGGTTATCTTTACCACTTGGACATTCAGATTCTGGATTTTTTGAACAGACTCAAACCACATTAAAACAAACGTCTACTAACATTAAAAATTTGTTATTGACGATGAAAGGGGAACGACCTTTTCTACCAGAGTTTGGGTGTGATATCTATAGTGCACTTTTTGAACCAATAGGTGATGAGACTACCGCTAAAATTGAAGATAGTATAAAAGATGCTATAGCACAATGGTTACCACACGTGGTTCTAAATAGAGTTGATGTCAATGTTGATATGCAAGTTCCTAATCAAATTAATGTAGATTTAGAATTTGGTGTTACAATAGAACCAGAAGCTCTTGAAACAATACAACTTGTATTTGTTTCTCAATTTTAGGAGATTTAAATGGCTAGTGCGGCGAAATTACAAAAAAAGGATGTTAAATATTTAGGTAGAGACTTTAGTGCTTTTAGAGAAAATCTAATAGAATTTGCTAAAACATACTTTCCAAATACCTATAATGATTTTAACGAGTCAGACCCAGGTATGATGTTCATTGAAATGGCATCTTACGTTGGTGATGTTTTATCTTACTATGTTGATGATAGATTTAAAGAGTCATTATTATCTTACGCAGAAGAACTTGATAATGTTTTTGAAATAGCTCAATCATTAGGATATAGACCAAAGTTAGCTACACCATCTTCTACAATAGTTGATGTGTTCCAAACTGTACCAGCTACTGGTACTGGTGATGATGTAAAACCAGATATGAGATACGCTGTTAATATTGGTGCTGGAATGCAAATAGCTTCGAGAAATGGAATAACATTTCGTTCAGAAGAAGATGTAAACTTTGCGTATTCAAGTTCACTCGATAAACGTTCAGTTAGTATTTATGAAACATCGGCTAATGTTCCGACAAAATATCTTCTAAAAAAATCTGTTTCCGTTTTAAGTGGTACAATATCAACAGACACATTCACATTTGGTAATGCTAAAAAATATGATAGAGTAGCTTTGTCTAAACCAAATGTAACAGATATAATATCAGTAACAGATAGTGATGGTAACAAATGGTATGAGGTTGATTTTTTAGCAAAAGACATTGTATTTGATGACGTTTCTAACACAAGTTTGTCAGACCCAGAGTTGTCACAATATTCAGATGATACACCATATCTTATTAAACTTATAAAGACACCACGAAGATTTACAAGATATATTAGGTCAGATGATAAAGTAGAATTACGATTTGGTGCTGGTGTTTCAGCTGGTGCCGATGAAGACATAGTACCTAATCCAGATAATGTTGGTTCTTCATTACCTGGTGGAGTTTCTATGTTAGATAAAACATTTGACCCAAGTAATTTCTTAAAGACAAAAGCTTACGGACTAGCTCCAGCAGACACAACATTAACTGTAAAATATGCTCATGGTGGTGGTATTGGTCACAATGTAAGTGAAGGTTCTATAACAGAAATTAAAGAGATAGTAACAAACTTAGACCCACTTGGACTTGATTCTGCTACAGTAACAGCTACTAAAAGTTCAGTTGGTGTTATAAATCCTAATCCAGCTCGTGGTGGTAAATCTAAAGAAACTTTACGTGAAATCAGACAAAACGCTTTAGCACATTTTACAGCTCAAGGTAGGTCAGTAACTAAACAAGATTACATAATGAGAGCGTATTCTATGCCTGCTAAGTATGGTGCTGTAGCTAAAGCTTACATAGTTCAAGACGAACAATTAGAGGGAGCACAATATCAATTTCAAAAAGAACTTGGTAATGGTTCAGGTATTTTTACCATTGATAGGGAGTTATATGGACAAGACGATACACCAGAAAGTGGAGCTCCAAAAGTTCCAACAAGGATACCAAATCCTTTAGCACTAAATATGTATCTACTTGGTTATGACTACAACAAACACTTGGTAAGTCTTAATAGAGCTGTAAAAGAAAACTTAAAAAACTATATTGGTCAATATAGAATGGTTACCGATGCTATAAATCTAAAAGACTCTTGGATTGTAAATATAGGTGTTGATTTTAAAATAATGACCAAACAAGGATACAATAAAGAAGAAGTATTATTAAAATGTATACAAGTAGTTAAAGACTTTTTTGACATTGATAAATGGCAAATTAACCAACCAATTGTTGTTGCTGAGTTGTCATACGCACTATCTTTAGTAGATGGTGTAGCTACATTAATACCATTCTCTATAGATTTAGATGGAGATGGCCCAGGTGACCCAATACAATTACCCGTTATGATAAGAAACAAGTGGAGAACGGCTGATGGTTACTCTGGTAACATTTATGACATGGGTGCGGCTTACAAAGATGGTATATACTATCCATCATTAGACCCATGTATTTTCGAATTAAAATATCCAGATACTGATATCAAAGGTCAAGTAATAGGGAGTATAACATAATGCATTATTTCGAATACGCGACAAAAGATACTACATTATATCAAGGAAGAGCTACTTCAAGTCAGAATACTGGTCTCGATGAAATATTAGAAGTACGTAAAGATATGAATGATACTGGAACACAAATCAATGTGTCCAGATTTCTAATAAAGTTTGATTTAAACTACATATCGTCTTCATATGCTAGTGGATTGATACCAACAAACGCTGAATATTATTTAAATTTATACGACGCTAATTCAGAAGAATTGGGTTCAAGTGATGTACTATACGCTTACCCAGTAAGTCAATCTTGGGAGAATGGACAAGGTAAATTTGAAGACTATCCACAAGATTTAGAAGGAGCTTCTTGGAGATATAGAACTGGTGCAACAACAGCTGACCAATGGGTTACTGGTAGTAACAATAGTGGTGGAACATGGTTCAATGGAGCGTCTACAACACACACGTTAGAAGCTTCGCAGTCATTTACAAACGAACCAAGTGACGTTAGAATGAACGTAACTGGTATTGTAAACAATTGGATTACAAGTGGTTCTTCTTATCCAAACGAAGGATTCATAGTGAAGAGAAGTGGTAGTTTTGACCCAAGTTCTAATACAAGTTTAGCGGAAGCTAACACAACACACCTTGGTCAATTTAAATTTTTCTCAAGAGATACACATACAATATATCAACCAAAATTAGAAGTAGTTTGGGATAGTTCAACATGGAATACGGGGTCGCTTACACCATTGACTGGTAGTGATTTACATAACTTAGAAGTATACATGAAAGGACTAAGACCAGAATATCAAGAGGACGAGAAGGTAAGATTTAGAGTAGTTGGTAGAAATAGATTTCCTGCTAAAACTTGGTCTTCAACTACAACAAATGTTGTTACACCAAAGTATTTACCAAGTGGAAGTTCATTTTTTCAGATAAAAGATGCTTACACAGAAGACATTATGATTCCATTTGGAAGTGGTTCTGTAATAAGTTGTGACTCTACTGGAAACTTCTTTGATGTATGGTTAAAGGGTTTTCAACCAGAAAGAAATTATAAAATTAATTTCAAAATAGCTAGTGGTAGTGGTGTTGGTGAAGTAGTACAGATATTAGATAATGACTTTGAATTTAGAGTGGTGAGATAATGCCTTATACAACAAAAGAACTTTTAAGTAACGAATATTTTCAATCACTTGTCAACGCAGACGAGAAAGAATATAACTTGAAACGTGATGCGGCTATGGTTAAAGCTGACATTAGTGGTTCAAATGTTCCTTTTGAAATTGATGGTGTTTTACAATCTTATGAAGATGTCAGAACTGGAAGTGGTCTTGAGCAACCAGACCAATATGTTCAGAAACCACTATTTATTAGAAACCATAATATGGAAAATAATACATTAGATGAGGTTATTGATAGAGACTTTTCATTAGAAGATAAACCTTTTTTAACAATAAAAGATGGTACTTTTATAAGAAAAGATAACGTTGATATTAATAGTGGAAGATATAAATTTTGTTTGTATCAAGACGATATGAAGTTTCCAATTAAGAATATATCTGTGATGAGATTGTTTGGAAAAGACATAGAAGACGTACAAACTATATCTAAAGAGTTGTATGATTCATTAACTCTCGGCCCTAAAATTGATGGTCAACGATTAAGAAATACAAAAGCTTTATTGGGTACACATAGAGACCCAGATTTTATGACACCACTATTTGAAAAACAAGATGAGAACCTTGTAGATTTAGCAAAAGAAAGAATTAAAGAAGGAAAATCAATCGTAGAAAATTTATATCAAGTTACTGGTCAAGTAGCTAAAACACCTGACCAAGTTGCTATATT